CACTCGTCCAACATTCCGTTGAGTCCTGTGGCAAAATACGTGCCAAAGTTATGCCACTCAAATCCGTTTATCCACTCTCTCAGGGTATAGACAACAATGTTTAACCCTCTAGCAAGAGTTCGCCCAACGAGATCCCATTTGATGTTCAGCATCATTGAGTTAAAAAACTCTTGGAATGGATGGATAAACTTGTCTACAATAATAGGCTTAATATTGTTCCAATCAAGCACATCGTAGATATACTGAAACCCCTCATTAATTCCTCGTGCAACTATCGCACCAAGCTTCTTCCACTGATGTTTTTCGAACGCCTCACGCATCTCTGCCGCCCAACGGTTGATTGCTTGAATTGTTGGGGAGTTTTCAAATGCGCTCTCATAATCAGGCAACAGTGAGCCGGTATCTAGACCACCAAGACCGCCGACTCCACCGCCACCGCCGCCGGAACCACCCGAACCACCACTAGCGGCAGAATCGGTGTCCTTCGCAAGCTGATTGAGTTCATCAAACGGTAATACTGTGAGTTGTTTCTTTAATTCTTTTGCGGCTTTTCCGGCACTTCCAAGACCGTCAGCAGCTCCACCACCGGCATCTCCAAGGTCACTAGCCGCACCGGCAGCATCATCGAGGTAGCCCGCTGTTTCGTCAAGCATACCCTTTGCGGCTGCAAGTGGTTTGCCAAACAGTGTGAACATAAAAATCCTAAATGCGTTAGCTGCCTGGATAAGCCTCTTAATCAAAGCGTTAAGCCACGCAAGGACGGGAGCGATTGCGGGTACAAGCCCTTGTCCAAATGTCGCTGATAACTGCCCCACATTGACGGCGAGTAATTTTGCTTGGTTGGAAGCGGACATTGATGTGGCTGCGAAGTCACCCTCGGCATATCTGGTTTTCTCCAGCATGTAAGCATAACGGACAGCCATTTGAGTAGCCTGGTTCATGCTTTGCCACGACTGGTTAATTCCGTGTTCGAGAGCGAAAGCCTCCAGGTTGGCTACGTTCATGTTGACTCCGAGCGCACGCATGGGTCTGGACATACCGGCCATGGCCGCCTGCATTTTGGTCATCGCTTCGTCTACGGTAATTTCATAGAAAGAAGCAATATCACCAGCTCTCTCAATGAGCTCTGTGGTCATCTTGGCTGCGCTATCTCTCATCCCTTCAGTTGCGTCAAAACCGGATGAGTTGAACATTGACATAAGTCTGCCGGCATACCGCTGAGCTGCTATCTCGGATATACCGAAAGCGTCTACCGTACCCTGTGACCATTTATAAATATATCCAGAAATATCTCTGTAGCCGTTGATTACTGAGCCAAACGCGGTGTCGATAACGTTGCGCAACTCAACAATGGATGAGCCAGCTTCAAACGACTCTTTCAGCCATCCGAAAACTCCCCTTATTCCGATAAACGGTAAGATGGTTCTCAGCAGATTGCCAAAACTAAGTGCAGTTCTGTCAATGCCATTTGCCGCACCTGGAAGAAGCCCAATCCTCTGCATGAATTTGCCAAGAGCGGAAGCACCTTGTCCACCAAGCCTAAGAGATATATCAAGAATACCTTTCAGGCTACTTGTAGCAGACTTAGCAGCATTTCCAAACGCTCCACTAAAAATATTGTTTCCACCATTGGCACCGCTGGCACCAACATCGTCAAGTGCTTTTGCGGTTTTCTGCCCAGCCGCCGCAAGATTGCCAAGTCCTTGTATTGTCATTGCAAGGTTGTCGCTAATCTGCGGAGCATTACGCATAGCCCTCAAAAATCTGAGAACAGCCTTGGTGAGATCATCGAGATTAGTAGCAGTATCTTTTACCTTACTTCCGGCAGTAGCCAGTCTAGCAAGTGATGAAATAAACTGACTGAGCGAAGAGTCGATTGAACCGAGGTCTATAAACGACTTAGCCGCGCTCCTTAGTCTAGGAACAAGAGCATCAAGTCCGTATGCGGTCTTACGTGCGTTATCTCCGGCATTTGCAAGCCTAGCGAGTGAAGAAATGAATCTGTTAAGTGTCTTATCAACTCCACCAAACGATGCGAGGTCTTTTGTTAAGTCAACAATCTTCTCAAACGCCGTAGGATCAAATTTAGTAATGTCCGTGGAAACCAGTCTGCGAAGCGCATTAACAAAACCGTTGATGTTACCGCTGTTGGCACTAGACTGATTCATCTGAGATATAGCCTGTGACATTCTCTCAAAGTTACTTGCATACTCAGGGAGTTTGGCAATGTCTATAAGGCTAAATGCGTGTTCTACATTCTGTCTCAGCCCTTGCTCATCAATTTTTATCTGTATAGGCTTCGCTGTATATGTCTTGTTATCGGTAGCATGATTTATTGCTCTCTGAATCTGATCCTCAAACCGCTTTTGGTCAATGTCCAAGTCGAGCGGAATCTTGCCAGCAGATTCTCTCATGTTCTTGCCGATGTTTTCTTGCAAAGTGGAATCAATGCTTTCCATCAAACTGTTGACATCAAAGCCAATTCCATTGAGGATGTTGTCATCCGTTATTTTCTGCGGTTCAAGTGCAGTTCTGAGTTCTTGAAGCCTATCTGCAAGAGCTTTAACCTGATCGCCAACCGAAGCGGCAGATGCACCAAGGTTTTCAAATACATCCTTATGTTCATCTACAATCTCAGCCCAATTCTTATCGGAACTTTCAGCACCTTTCTTGAGGTTTGCGCCAAAGCCTTGACCGAAAAGAGATTCTATCTCTGTGGCAGATAAGTTGCTTGTACCTACCACAATCTTTTTGAGTTCGTTATACTCTTTGAGGTATGCGTTCTTTACGCCTTGCAACTCTGCAAGGCTCATCCGGCCTCTCTCGGTAATAATGTTAAAAATATTGCCTATAGCTTCGTTGGCAGCACCGCCGTTCTCGTTTGCCAGTGCGCTGATAAGTTCCTTGACCTGAACGGTCATCTCAGCAATACCTTCACTGTCAACGTTGTATTTCTGTCCAAAGGCTTTAGAAATTCTGCTTGCGCTCTTTAAGACATTCTTCTCTGCATCCTGTGTGGCATATTTCAGCCTCTCGGCTTGGTCAGCACCCGATACAGACAAGGTGATGTCAACCTTTTTGTCTTTGAGATTACTTAGGTCAATCCTGGATAATCTAGTTAATCCATTGATTGCGCTACTAAAATTTACTCCTGCAATTTTGTTCAACCCATTGGCAAGTGCTTTAAGGCTGTTAGCTGAGTTGACAAAACTCTTGGCACTATCAGATGCACTTTCCAACTTCCTAGCCAAGTTCTCGAGACTTTCAATCGCGGAGCTGGCATCAGAATTTATTTGCAGTTGTAATTCGTCTACTTTTTGTGCCATAGCGTTTATACCTCAACAAAAAAACAGGCAAAGCCAAAAATCAACTCTGCCTGTTCTTAGATTTAAAATTCTCGTTGTAAACAACCGTCCAAGCGCAAAACTTATTGAAGTCATCTTCGGGAGTGCTTTCTTGCTGACGCTTTTCTGTCTGCAAAATAGGCTCTTTCAGATACCTCGCTTTTGATTTCTTGCCGTTGAGCGAATTGCTTACTGCTACGCTAACTGCGTTAGCGACGTATAAACCCATCAGCCACATATTTGAGTCAAGACGTTCTTGTCTCATCTCGTCCATTTTGCGATATGGCTCTAGTTCTTTCGGGTTTGAATCCCAAAACTTTTCTTCCGATATTCCTAACATCAGGAAGTATGGAAGTGTTTCATTTAGGACTCGCTCTCGATAGGGTTCATCGCGACTACTCTTGCCGCTTCGTTCGCCATCTCCGTCTTCGTGTTCTCCATCGTCTGAGCCGCTTTCGATGTTTCTTCTACGGCGGTCATCATCGCTGATAAAAAACCGTTCTTCTGCAACTCCCCTTGAAGATCAGTGAAGAGTGTAGCCGCCGACTGCTCATGCTCTTCGGTGGACTCGTCCTCATAATCATCGAACAAATCAAGCATTTCCTCGATGCGCTGTGCCTTTTCCTCATCGGTGCTATAACCAAACTCTTTGGAGTGGTATTTCTGCAAGCCGACAAGTAGAAGTTCTGCGGTAGCCTTGGAAATTTTCTCAATCATGCCTCTGATACCAAGACCTTCAAAGTCTGTTGCATCGAAGATTTTGTCAAGAATATCACCCTCACAAACTGTACGATATGTGAAACGTACTTTATACTCTTTGCCGTGGATTTTAAAAATGTACATAGTCACCCTCCAATTTGACTAATGATAATGCTTATCAGGTTGTGGTAAGCGCAGCGATCGTAACTTCGGTGGAAGGATAGCAAACAAGCACCATCTCGATGAGGCCGTTAACCTCGCCTTCCGATACGTATACGTCATACTGACCTTCCCAAGTTGCCTTTGCTCCGGCAGACGCAAAATCGAGTTCGAAGAAGCCGTCAGTCAGTGCGTTGGTCTTCAGAGAAGTGTAAGACGCAAGTGTGAAGTTGCAAGTAAACTGCATGCTCTCCACGCTCTGAACGCCAGGCACGAACGTCTGTGCTGAATCCGTGAGGTCTGTAGATTCAATCTGCTCTCTTTCTCCGTTAAGCTGAGGGAAAGTCTTGATCTTGCAAAGTTCCGAAAGAGAACTAGCAGTAGTACCGAATTTAAGAGTAGTACCGATTGTATTGTGTGCTTTCGCAGACATGTTTAATACCCCCTAGTTTTTTAAGGTAAGTGACACCCACTGTTCGGATGCCAGTTGGTTATTAGGTTTCTGACAAGTCTAAAAGACTGCCAGTATATCTTAGGTCATATCGACCTATATATCTGTGTACTTCGTTGTTTTTGAATCTCTGAGCAAATCCAGTAGAGTAGAACCCCATGTTAAATAACACTTTCTTGGTTTCATCCTCTAGGTTCATGGCGGCAGATTCTTTCTTAGCAAAACATTCAACTTGTACATTTACGATTATTCCGCACTCGTTATTAGACAAATCCCTTGCTTGCAACCAAGTGTAGTTCGTCATCGGCTTGAATGAAATCCAAGGGAGAATCGCACCTACATCAGACTTGCCGAATGAGATGTTTTCCGCCTGAATCACATTTGCGTCAACAAGTTCGGATTTAAACCGTTCGTAAATTTCAACGATGGGATTTTCAGTAATTTCAGCCATGTCAATAACTCCTAAAGTGTGCCAAGGCAAGTATTCTCACGCTCTGCCTTATCTTAACGCCAGCGTGGTAGAGTGGCATTGCCGCCGGAGTACCGTGAGTGATGTGGTACTTGCCGTTTTTTACATACTCCCATGTCTCGTTTTTACCTAGACCTAAACCGTAGTCACCGATTGTAAATCCAAGTTCAACACCATAGGGATGCGGCGATGTTCCAGGTGAACCGTTGTAGTAAACGCCAGCACCAAACTCAACGAAAACTGCCTCTTCGCCTTGCAGTCTAAGAGTAATCGACATATCGCCTCTACTTTTCCCATTCATTACATGAGGATTTAGTGTAGACAGATGTGGAGCAACATAATCTTTTGCAACGTCATCAGAACTAAGAATATCGTCAGCTTCCATGATTCCTTCGAGAGCAAGGTCTTTTAGAAATTCACGGTTGTTGTTGATAACTTTGTTTTCATACGCTCTGACTTTCTTAGCCGCTTTGATAAAAGAACTAGGATCAAGTGGATTAACCGTTACTCTCATAACTTCCCACCTCATCACCATTCTTCTTGAC